CAAATGCTTATTGCATTAGGTCAAACAATTTTAAATATGATTAACACGTTATCTCCTCAAATTATTCAAACAGTAATGAATTTATTATTGTTATTAGTAAACACAGTTGTTACGTATACACCAATTTTTACCGCCAAAATAGCGCAATTAATTATTTCGATTTTAAATACTATTACTATTTATTTACCACGGATAATTTTAGCTGGAACTAACTTAATAGTGGCGCTATTAAACGGAATTGCTCAAGCAATGCCAAGAATTATTACGGCGTCAGTAAAGGTAATTGTTGCGTTTATTAACGGTATCGCTAATAGCCTTGGAAGAATTATAAATGCCGGCATTAATTTACTTGCTAAATTTATCATGGGAATTGTTAACGCAATCCCACGGATTACATCTGTCGCAATTAGGGCTGTAATGAAATTCGTATATGGTGTCGGTAACGCTTTAGGACAAGTTCTCGGTTCTGGGCATAGACTGATTGACATGTTTGTCAGAGGTGTTATGGATGGATTAGGAAAATCACAAAGTTCAGGTAAAGGGAATGCCGACAGAGTTGGTAGCGGGATTAGAAGCGTATCGTTATTAGATGTTGGTAGATTTTTAATTCAAGGTTTTATCAACGGAATGGGTTCTATGGGTGGCGCTCTATGGAATGCAGCAGTTGGAATTGCTAATAAAGCCAAAAATGCTATTAAAAGTGCATTAGGTATTCACTCCCCATCAAGAGTTATGAAAAATGAGGTAGGGAAATGGATTCCAGCAGGTATTGCAGTCGGAATGAACAAAAATATAGATTGGATTACGTCAGCTGCTAAGAATATGGCTAGCGCTGCAATCATTTCAGTTCCTTCTCCAGATTTTGAAGATTTTAGAAATGGATTTAATCGTATTCAATCGCTCTCTTCATCCGCTTTTAGTGGTAGTGTAAACGGATCAATGACATTGAACGCTTCAACCATGGATCAAAAAAATAACGCCTTATTACGCCGTATTGCTGATAAGAATACTAACCTTTACATGGATAGTGACACGTTGGTTGGTACTACATCAGATAAATTCAACGGACAATTAGGAGCAACTTCCAATAACGACGAAAGGTGGAGTTGGTAATGCAGTACAATTTTAGAAATTTACAGCCGACTAATGAAAATGAATATGAAGATATTCCCACCGAAGGGTTTGTTTTTGGGAGTTTTGATAGTCGTAAAGTTGGATGGTGGGTAGTTTCAAGAGAAGCTCCCACACCAGAGGAGAATGAAATAATAGAGCCGATTGCTTACACGCAAGGTGTCTATGATTTTTCAATGCTTAACGGTGAGCGTTTCTTTGGCAATCGAAAGATTACCTACAAAATAGCTATGCCATTGAGTGTCTATCATGAGCGGAAAATATTTGAAGAAGAAATTAAGCGACAATTAATGCCTTTAGGTATTCAGAATCTAGTTGATACGCACGAAGATGGTTACTACTGGAGTGGTAAGTGTAAAAGTGTAGAAGTAGATGATGATGAAGAAAAAGGAATGCTAACGGCTACAGTTGTGTTTGATTGTTACCCGTTTGCCTATACTAATAACTTAGAAGGTGCGGACGTCTGGGACGATGTAGTTTTCGACCATTGGATTTGGCAACCAGTTAAATTTAATGTAACGGAATCAATGAATGCAATGCTTGAAAACATTGGTTCACGACCAGTTATTTGTCATTTTGCAGTAACTGGAAAAGTAACCGTGAAAGGCCCTGGATTTAATGGTTATGAATTAACCAAAGATAATGTTGGTAAAGCAACTATCACCATGCCTTTAGGCAAGAATAAATTTACGTTAAGTGGTTCTGGAACGATTGAGTTTAAGTTTAGACGGGAGGAGATGATCTAATGTATCGAGTAATTGCTTATGACGAGCCAACCGACAAGGCTGGTTATGTTATCCATGACCCTATTGTTGGTTTGGCAGCATCAGCAGGCAAGTTGACCATATCATCAAGTCAAACTAATACTTTGTCATTAACCCTTAATCAAGCTAACAAGTTATTCGGCAAAGTTAGACCAATGCACACTCACGTCGAGGTTTATGATTCGGATAACAGCGAATTGTTATTCCGAGGTAGAGCTTTAAAACCGGAACGTGAGATGAAGAGCAACGGTCAATTCATTCAAACCTACGATTTTGAGGATATCGACAGTTATTTAATTGATAGCGTTCAGCGCTACATTGAGATTGCTAACGCTACACCAGAGGAATTATTAAAAAAGCTGATTGAGGAACATAATTCTCAAGTTCCAGAATACAAGCAATTCACGGTTAGAAAGGTTACAGTCACCAACAAAAAAGATAATACTTTACGCAAAGTGGATTATCAGACCACTAAGGATGCAATTAAAAAGCTACTGATTGATTCGATCGGTGGCAGTATTATCTGTGAATATAAGGATGGTAAGAACTATCTTGACTACCTTAAAACTCCAGGACAAGGCCACTCAATGGAAGCTCCATTAAAGATTGCTGAAAACATGCAATCAGCTAAGGTTGCGATTGATCCGTCTAAAGTAATTACCCGATTGATTCCGTTAGGCGCTCAAATCGAAACACAAAAGCCCGATGAAAAACATGAAGATAGTTCGGATGACGGATCTAAGTTAAGTGGTCCAATGCACGCTGTTAATGGCGATTGGGGCCCAGCGATTAAGTTCGCAGCTAAATGCATGAAAGTGTCTGTTAGTGATGCTGAAGTAAGTACAATTAAAGACGTAATTAAGCACGAATCAAACGGTAGCGAAACAATTGTAAATAATTGGGATAGTAACGCAGCAGCTGGAACACCTAGCATGGGATTGCTTCAATTTATTGAACCGACATTTGAAAAATATCGTTTGGAAGGTTATGCCAATATCAAAGTTGGATTCCATCAGTTACTAGCAATGTTTAACGATTCAAATTGGGCTAGCGATGTTCATATTGGTGGTTGGGGTCCTACAGGCTCGAAGCGTTATGATAAATTGCCAGTTGACATTGCTCCATCTGGAACTGGTGGGGGATGGGGTTCTCCATTCCCTTCAGCAGGACATGGAAGCTTTAGTGGAGGTCAATTATTTGGTGTACATGCTGGTGGTGAATTTCGCCAAAACGGTTTCCATGATGGACTTGATTTTGGATCAGTTGACCATCCGGGAAGTGATGTACACGCCATTCATGGTGGGAAAGTAACTAGAATTGGATATATGGGTGGTTTAGGTAATTACTTTGTCACACATTCCGATGATGGTTACAATATTGACTATCAAGAAGCCTTTGGCAGTCGTAGTGATATTCATGTGAAAGTTGGTCAATATGTTAAAACTGGTCAAGTTATCGGGGTACGTACTACCGACCACTTGCATATTGGTATCACTAAGAAAGATTTTGATTATGCTTTGAGATATGCATTCACCAATAACGGAACATGGATTGACCCAGAACCGTTGATTTTTGGTGGAAGTAAACAAGCACGTTCACTTATTAAAAGAAATTTTCTTTTAACTAAAATGGATAATTCTAACTCTCCATCGGCAGACAATTCTAGCTCTCCATTGGAAAAACAAGAATTAGATATCCAAGCTGGAATTGATTTATTCAATAAAGCTAAAGCTGCGCATTTGGAATACGCAATGGATTATCGCAGGGCTGATATTTTGACGGATCAGAAACACGCTGATTGTTCATCATTTGTCAGCTATTTTATTGAGTTGGCAATTCATGAAACAGATCGAACGCTTTACAATACTGAAACACTACATGGATTCCTTAAAAAGCATGGTTATCTTTTACACTATGAAGGAGCTAATAAGACGTTACCAGCAATGCAAACTGGTGACGTTATTATTATGGGTAAAAAAGGACAATCGGCAGGTGCAGCAGGACATACCGCAGTCATGAAAGATGCTGAAACTGTTCTGGAATGTTCTACAGGCTGGTCTGGTGGCTATCCGGACGGTGCAGATGTTTTCGAGCATGGTAAGAGTTCCAATCCAACACTTGCTGATTGGTTTAGCCATGACGCTAATAATTGGTCTGGTGAGTGGTATTGGTATCTTTATCGCTTTAGTGGAAACATTCCGGAACAAGATTCTGGAGACCAAAAAGGTGGAACGATTAAGTCTGGAGTGCGCTATACAATTGCGCCAGTAAATGATGGCAAAGACTACCTAGACATTCCAGAGTTTCAGAAGGAATTTGGAATCATCAATGGTGCAGTCACGTGGGATAGTATCAAAGACCCAGCTAAATTACTAGCTAAAGGTAAAGCATGGATTAAAGCACAGAAAGCCTCAACTAATACATTTACTGTTAGTGCTATTGAGTTAAACGAATACGAGCGTTTCAAAGTTTATGATCGTTACTTATTCATTAATCCATATGTAGCTGAACAACAACTACTAACAGTTATTGGAAAAGAAATTGATTTGAACAAGCCACATAAATCAACGATGACCTTTGGTGACAAAACTGCAAAGTTAACTGATTACCAGAATGATTTTAAAAAGATTAGTAAAGATGTTGAATCGCTAAAAAGTACCGTTTCAACCATTGGTGGTGATGTTTCAAGTATGCGTGCAGGAACGTCTAGCACTAAACTTGCAATGATTTCCGAACAACTAGGTACTGTTGATGTGCCACAACTTAAAAAGGATTATGAAGGTACTCAAAAAGATATTGAGGACAGTAAAACAAGACTTAATTCAGCTGAAACAGTTTTAAAAACAGTCAAAGAAGATGACGAAACGACTAAACAGACGTTAGCAAAATATCAGCAGACGATTGCTAATTTAGATGAACGATTGAAGAAATTAGAAGGAGATGATTCTATTGACCCAAGTGTATAAAGATATCACTCAAATGGAAGCTGATATTAAGACTATTAAAGACGCAATCGAAGCTGTTCAGAATGCGCATTATGGAGTTGATATGCGAATTGCGATTAAACGTGGATTTGAAATCATCAATGGGCTGGTTACAAATGGAAATTTAGTTACCCAAGATGATCTTAACACAACAATCGATGACCTTAGAAAAGCAATTGATTCTAAGTTAGAACAACAGCGCAAAGCAATTGATTTTAAGCTAGAACAACAGGATTTAAATATCAAACAAATTGTAGCAGCGTTACAAAAATTTGAAGTTCCAATCGAATGGGACGGCGAAAACATAATGATAAGAGAGGACGTTTAATATGATTAAAATACCAGAAGCAAGCATCATCACACTTGATACTTATAAGCGTGATTTACATGTCGGAGAAGCATTTGATTTAAGTGAGAACTTTAACGGTCGTGTTGGTGATGAACAAGTACCATTGGTTATTAAATTTTTAGAACGAGGTAAAACACAACAATTTGAAGATGGATTAGTTCCGTTTATCAGTGGATTTGTTGGTGATAGACTCAATGATGATAATGTTGTAAATGCAGATACTGGTGTAGGTGTCAGCTACACAGGTACTCGTTCAGATATTGTTGGAATGGGTATGGTAAAGATGAATCTTCCCGGAACCATGTTTCCACAAGAAGGTTGGTTCTATGGATTCTTAGGGTTGGAAACTCCCGACCATTCTAAACGAGTATCAACATTCAATGTATGGTTTCATGTTTATAATGGTAATCCAGATATGTTTGTTAACAAAGAACCGTTCAGAACAGAACTTCAAAAATTAATTGATAGTTTTACAACGGATATTGCTAACACCGAAAATGATGCATTAGCAGTTATCGCAGAATATAAGCAAAAGTTTCAAGATGTTATTACAGAATATCAACAAAAATTTCAAGGTGTTGTGGATGATGCAACGTGGCTTACAAACCAATTAGACGTTATACAAGCTAAAATCAATTCTAGCGATATTGCGACTAAGAGTGAACTGGAGCAAGCTTTGCTACAAATGAACAAAGATATTTTTGAATCACTCAAACAAAAAGCCGATAAAACCTATATTGATAATTACTTATCTAAGATTACTTATGTACCTACTACATTTGTTGATTTAAACGCTTTGCAAGCTAAGTACCCATCTGGTGCTAATGGACTATATATTACGGCTGACACAGGACACAAGTTTATTTGGGATGGTTCAGCATGGAAAGATTGTGGCGCTTATCAATCCGCAGGCTTGGCGGATGGCAGTGTTACAATCGACAAACTTAGCAATAACGCTTTTACTTACGTCAGTTCAGACAATATGGCATTCAATCGGACAGCTTTATCCAAAGGATTTAATAATTACGAAAAGTTAAAATTTGAAGTTGGAACAATTAGTGGTGCAGACGGCAGTGATGTTGAAACCAATAATACTGTTCGAACAGCGTTAGGAGCGATGAATTACCAAGGCATCGCAATTTTTAATTTTAATCCTGCTAATTACCAATGGAAATTGGCACAATATGACGCTAACAAAAAGTTTGTTAAATTTTTAACAGACTGGAACAATGGTCAAAACAATCATATTGAGTTTGAATCTGGTAAATATTACCGGTTGCTAGTATCTACGATTGATAGTTCTAAGATAAACGTTGATGATGTGTTATTAAATGTTAAAGTAGCTAGTCTTAACAATAAAATGACTTATAATCTTGGTGATTTAACACGTAATTTTGACCACATGATTACAATTGGAGGTGGATTAGAACCAGAGATTAGCGTCGATAAAAGCCAGAACATCAAAATCACCATGCCAGCAAATCCGTTAACCATGTTCGATGGATTGGGTTCTAACGTGGCGGTTAGTCCTGTAACCTACAACGGCGTTACTTTCACTTTGACCCACGGTGATGTATTAGTTTGGAATTTGCAAAAAAATACAATCGGCGTTCAAAAAATTAGCGATAATCGAGACAAGTTGAATGTTATCCTTGCAGATAATATTTACGGTCAAATCAATAACGGATTTTTCAGCCAATTTTATGATCGAAAAATTGCGCGTAATGATGTTGGTTATCAAATCAACATTGGTGGTAATGATCATCCAAGCTTTGTTTCGAATAGCGATAACTCACTAGATGTAATCATGCCAAAAAGCTCATTATTCTACTTCAACCATTTTGGTAAGCAGATTAAGATTTCCGATTCAAAATATTATGGCAAGGCTATTAATTTACCAACAAATAGCGTGCTACTTTGGAATTTCGATACCAACGAAATCGTGGCACAGCCACAGGAATCAGAACGCCCAGTTAATAGTATTATCCTTGCTAACAATATCTATAAACACGTCACTAGCGGTTATTTTGAGCAATATTTCAAAGAACAGTTCGGCCAAGAATATGCTGATTCTTATCATGCTTATGCAGAGCAAAATATTGCATACAATGATCAAGATATAACAGTAGTGGGTGATGAACTATGGATTGGGATGCAAAGTACACCAGATCATGATGCTGCACACACTGGGCAGATTATCCGTTTAGATCGAAACCTTAAACAAGTTGGTCGCTACGTCCACAACCTCGGACACTTAAATACCATGGATTATTGTGCAGATAACGACACGTTATTGATCGGTAATTCATCCGACGAAGCCAGTGATGTGCCAGAGATTATTTTAATTCCTAGTGTAAGCAAATTAAAGGTTAATCCAGATTGGCCGATGATTGATTACAACAGCGATGCCGTAATTAAGATTAAGTTTCCAGACATTAGTCCGATGGGGGTTGGTGCTGTATTTGGTGAAACTCCTGATGTTGCTTATCTATTGATTGGTGGTGCGCCTGGAATGAACTCCGTTGTAAAAATTGAACTCGGAATGGGAGCTTCGGACTTATCCAGTGCAGGTTATGGCACTTTTATCAAAAATACTGACGGCTACAATGGCACAGCGCGATATGTAAGGCGTTACTACGGACGCACGATGCAAGTTAACCAAGGCGCAACTTTTTATAACGGTAAGATTTATGGTGCATTTTCTCGGAGCAAGCCACACTTTGCGAAAATCACGCTCCACGAACCGCAATTAGATAACCATGATGGTTTATATTCCATTGAAGATTGGACCATTGCGGATTATACCACCGAACCAAATGGTATGGTCATTTACGATGGTCTTTATATGCGGACAACGTTTGATGGAAAGCTGGTAGATATGCCATTAAATAATCGACAAGGAGGACAAGCTAACATTGGTGAGACGGTTAAAATGCCGTTCCGAGGTAGTAACATCCAGATTACGCCAACTTCGCCAGTAACTGATCTATATGTAGAAGTCGTAGACGGTCAAAACTTTACCGTTAAATCAGCAAGCGAAAAAACAGGAACATGTAATTGGACAGCGGCTATTGATTAGCTGTTTTTTATTTTACAAAAAATTAATGAGAAAGAAGATGTAAGAGTGCATATGTTGTTAGGGTTGAATTGGGGGGAATGGGCATCAATTACAACTATTATTGTTTTTATGACAGGAGTGGTTAGCCTGCTTTTTAAATACATCGTTTTTGGTCCATTTCAGGACGACATAAAAGATTTAAACAAAAATTTTAAAACACTCAATGATAATTTGAGAGAAATAAGGATTAGCATTACGGAGTTAGATAAGCGAGTGGACGAACACGATCGGCGGTTAGACCGTCACCACGAGCGAATTAAGGAATTGCACAACAAATTATGGGGAGGTAATTAATAATGAAAGAAGCAAAAAACATCAATTGGCGTGACGGAAAGCTATGGGCGGGATTGATTAGTTTAGGTATTGTGTTAATTCAACAATTAATGGTAGCCTTCGGCTACAATTATCCAGTCAACTGGCAAAATATTGTAGGAATCATTAACACAGTATTAACAATCCTAGGAATGCTGGGAGTGGTTAGCGATGTAACTACTGTTAGTAACCAAAAAGGAGAACCAGATGACAAAACTAAATAAATTAAAATGGGTTGTTGCGATTG